TCAAGTCCCTCTACCCGCACCATCCTCCGATGATTTCATTACAGAATTGTCCGGCGCGGCGTTCTGGTCCCCCAGCTGGTCCCCCAGGCTGCCTGTGATGAAATTGCTGAGCTCGGCGACGTTCACGAAGCTGGCGGCGCCGCGCTTGTGGATTCGGACGTGCCCGGCCGCCGCCCACCGATAGAGCGTGGCGCGGTGGATGCCATAGTGAGACTGGACCTGCGCGGGGCGGATGAAGATGGGGGTTTGCGCGTTCATTCGGGGGTGTCCTTTGCGGCTTTTGCCAAGACGTCATCACCTGCATTCATCCGCCGCCAATCTTCGTCGGTGAATGCTGCCCAGAACTCGTAGTCAGCCAGCAACAGGACCGGATCGCTGTCGTCGCCCGCTTCCCCCCAATAATCGCATCCGGGGTTGTGCACGACAAAGCCGGGCGGCACTCGCCCGACCCAGTCCATGCGCTTGCCCCTGAAACGCCGCGCGAAACTGCGCGGGTAGAGGCTGCTCATGCTCAATGAAGGGTCGTGATCCTGGCTGATCTCGTAGAAATCGATGGGGCGGCAGCCGTGCCGCTCGATCAGCAGGTCACGGGCGCGCCGGCTGCGCCTGATCCAGTCGCCCTTACCCTTAATCGGGGCTTCCGTCAGGCGACGGATGAACCGCGGGATAGGGCGAGGCATCACACCATCCCCAGGGCGGCTTTGTACATGTCGAGGATCGATTCTTCCTCGGCGATATCGTCCTTGTCGCGGCGGCGCAGGGCGATGATCTGCTTCATGACTTTGGTGTCGTATCCGCGCGCCTTGGCCTCGGCCATCACCTCTTTCTGGCGCTCGGCGATGTCCTTCTTTTCCGCCTCCAGTTGCTCGAATTGCTCGATGAACTGGCGCAGCTCGTCGGCTGCAACCCCATAGGCTTGATCGTCGCTCATTGCGTCATCCTTCTCGGTTCGTCGCAGCGGCGACGGAAACTGTCATTGGGCACTGGAAGACAGGGCCAGCATCTGGGGGGGGGGAGCCGTCAAAGAGGCCCGGCTCGACAGACACCAGGTCATCCTTCAGCGCCTCATAGATCCGCTTCGGAACGGACCGGCCCGAGCGCAGCAGGGTGTAATAGATCCCGCGCTTGCTTTCTGGCTCGGCGATCTGGGTAATCATGATGCGGTCACCGGCGACTAGCGCCTCGCGCACGTCTTCAATCTTGATGGCCATGGCCGTGCTTCCCTTCGTCATGATGCGATCACCCCCGGCCTGCGAAGACGAGCAGCGTCGGCAGGAAATAAAGGCCCGAGCAGACCGCTAGCCATGTGAAGGCGCGCAGGCTCAGGCAGGCGGGATCGAGGTGCCCCTTGGGGTCCAGCGGGTGGAGGGGCTTGCGTTTGGCCATCACGCGCCACCGCCTGCGGCTTGAGCGGCGCCGGTCGCGGCGGCAGGCCCGCCCCACTGATCGGCGCAGGCCTCGGCCACGCCCCGGAAAGTCCGGCTGCGGATCTTCCAGCGGTCCGGCCCCGGCGGCGCGCGGTGGATCGCGCTCCATGCCTTCCACTCGTCGCTGCCGCGCACAGGCTCGGGCAGCCGGTCGGTGGCGGTGAGCTGCGGCAGGCCGCGCAAATAGAAGCCCGTCGCCTTATAGGCGGGCTCGCCAAACCAGAACGGCTGCACGACATGAGGCGCGGGCAGGTCCGCCGGCATCCGGTCGCGGGCAAGGTCGTTCATCTCGGGGTTCTCGATCGCCACTCGCTCGATCGGCGCGCGCCAGCATGCCGTGAACAGATCGACGCCCTGTTCGAACTCGGCGCGCATGTCGGCCCAGCTGCGACCTTTCGGCAGCTGCTTGGGCTCGGTCCATTTGCCCGGCCCCGACATCCAGCGACGGCCCGACCGGCAAAGGCGGGTGCAGGGCGGATGCATGACGGACATCAGGTCCCAGCCATCATCAAGGATATCGCGGACGTCGCCCCGGATATGGCGGTTGCTGCCATCCTCGGCAGGCAGGAGGTCGCAGGACCAGACGTCGTGACCGCGCGCAGCAAAGGCACGGCGCATGACGCCGGACGTCTCGCAGGCGATCAGGATGCGGAGGGCCGTCATGACCTGCGCCCCTTGCCTAAGGGCCGCAGCTCGCGGGTGACGATCACCTCGAGCCGCTGGGCAATGGCGTCACGGTCGGCAGCCGTCCAGCGCGTGCGGCGGAAGCAACCCTCGAGGATCTTCACCGCATCGGCATCGAGCCGGGCGCGCTGCACCTCCGCCTCGGTCATGTAATGGGCATCGCTGGTCTGGATGCTGGGCGGCAGATAGCCCGAGCTGCGCTTCTCGATCATCTGGCGGCTCATAGGCTTAGCCCGCCCATCGAGCGCGCCCAGCCCTTGATGCGCATGTCGATGTTTTCCTTCTGGGCCTTCTGCAGTTTGCGCTCGGCATCCTTGGCGCGGCGCGAAGCCTTGATGTAAGCCGCCGCCAGTTCCCGGGCCGTGAAGCGCTCGGTCAGGTCCTGGACCTTCTTTTTCTCGTCGTGCGTCATGCTGCACCTGCCAAGACCCGGCGGTCATGATCGGCCTGAGTGCGGCCTTGCTTCGCGAGGTCGTATTGCTTGATGCCCCAGACGATGGCGAAGAGGTTCCAACGGAAGGACCAAGACCACTCGAGGCAATTGGGATAGAAGTCATCGAAGGAATGGCCTTCGCTGGATTCGAAGTTGTGGATCAGATGCATGGCATCGTTCTGGCTGCTGGGTTCGCACAGCACCTCGGCCTCGACCTCTTGGACGATCTTATCCGCGGACCCGAGGGTGACCTCCCACTTTGATATCTCTTCCCTGACCGCCTCCTCAAAGCGCGCGTCAGAGAACTCCTGCGATCCTCGCTTGCACTCGGCCTGCATTTTCTCGTGCCAGTAGGACGGATTGATTGCATTCGTCATGTGCGGGTCGCGGAAGAACTCGAACATGTCTCGGGCGCGCTCGAAGCTGTAGGAGCCGCAATCGCCCGCGATCAACAGACCGCCGGGATAAGTCACCAGCCGGTAATGGCAGTTGCTGCTGCCCGGCTTGCCGAAGAAGATCGACCGATGAACGCCGTCGTCCATCTCGATCGTCATGCGGTGCTCGCGGATATACCGCTGGAAATCGGCGAAGGTCTTCATGCTGCAAACTCCAGCGGATCGAAGCCGCGCCCGCCGTCGAGGGCCGCGAGTTCCTGATCGAGCCGCACCGACGCTGGGACGCCCTCATTCTTGCCGGTGGCGGCGCCGCGCAGGCGGGCTGACCAGCCCTTTTCCCGGGCCACCCCGGCGACGTGCCGGGCGGTCACAGACCATTCGCGCGCGCTGGGGTAATGCTCGCACAGCGCCAGGGCGACTTCGCCAGAGGTGCGGTCCCAGCCCCGGATGCTGCATTCGTGGTGAATGAGGGCCGCGACGGCCATGCGGCGCGGGGTCATGTGCTCGGCCCTTTCAGCGCATCGAGGGCGGCAGCGGCGACATAGCTGACGCTGTTCGGCGAGCCGTTCTTGTCTTCGCGCTCGGCTGCCTCGAGGATGGCGACGGCGCGGGCAACGCGGGCGTCATGCGCCGCGCGCTCTGCCCATGCGAGGGTGTCGCGCGGCGCGGGCTGATCCAGCAGCAAGGCATCGGCGGCAAAGGCCAGTTCCTTGATCCTGCCGCTGCGCGGGTCATCCGCCTGCTTGGCGGCGCTGACGGCATTCCATGCGGCATTCGCCAGCGGCTTGAGGACGGACAGCATATCGTTCACAGCCAGCCCCCCACGATATTCGAGACGCAGGCGACCGAGCCGTCGATGCCGTCGCAGGCCGCCGGCCAGAAGATGAACAGCAGCTCGCGCGCCACAAGCCCGAGGCTGAAGAGGATAACCCCCGCCCAGATGCCAATGACGATCCCGGTGTCGCGCGCCTGACGGACCGCACGATTATATGCGTCGAAGGTGACCAGCTTTGCGCGGTGGGTCAGCGGGTCGACGTCGTACCATTCGTCGGTCGAGACCGGCACATCGATCGGGTGCTTCGGGAAGGTCGGGATCTGCATGATCAACCTCGCTCAGGGGTGAAAGGAAGGTGCCCGCGCCAACGGGTCGAATGGATGGCGCGGGCTAGTCGGGGCGGCAGGACAGCACGCCCGGGCAACCGGCGGGGGAGGATCCGCCGGAACTCAAAGCCGGACGCAGGTGACACTGCGCAGGGCATTCCATTCCGCCGCCATTTCGCGATCGCGGGGGTTGGCCGATGCCGCAAGGCGCCGTGCCGCCGCATCGCAGTCCTGCGCGGGGTGATGGATGAAATCGGCCAGCATGGCGCGATCCGCTGCGTTGCGGTCCGGCGCGGTCATGGCTGGGGCTCGTGGAAGATCGCGGCGCACTCGGGGAAGGACAGGCCCTGGCACTGGACGGGCCAGCGCGCGAGCTGCTCGGCCTCGATCCTGTCCAGCCGCACATCGCGGACCAGAAAAACAAGGGTGACGATCAGCATGCAGACCATCCCCAGCCCGCACCACAAGACTTCGCCCCGCGATGGCGTGACGTCGTATGGATCATCAAGACCGTGCGCCCTGTATCTCACCGGCGGGCCTCCTGATGCAGCGCCATGCACTCGGCTGCGACCAGATCGGCGCAAGCCGCGGGGCGAGCATTGGCGCGGGCGATTCCGGAGAAAAGAGCGATCCAGAAGAGCAGCCCGAACGCCACCCCGATCAGCAGAACAGTGATCGGGTTCAGTGGGCGGACTTGCGACGGCATATCGCTGGCCGCCCGCCTGCGCATGTTGGCTTCATATTCCTCGTGGCGGATTGTCATGCTGGCCTCCATCTGGCCAGGCATCGGACCCGGCTAGGAGGACATTAGTTCAGATAAAATGGACGGTCAACATCTTAGTTCAGAAAAGATGGACAGCACCTCTTATCGGGTGTTGGCGGCCAAGGTCCGCGACCGACCGACAATAGAAAAGCCCGCCGGTGGGCGGGCCTTTCATCCATAAACGGCTTCGCCGAGGCGCTTCGGTCAGATCACCTTGTCGCCCTCAGGCCTGACGGCTGGCCAACGTCCGGCTTTACCCCTGCGGCCTCGCCCCTCTCCGATAGAAGGGCTCTGACGGCATCGGCAGTTTCTCTGGTCGAGACTGCGGTATCGAGCGCCGCGGAGCCCATCTGCGCACCGGCAACGACAACGAAACCGTTCAGCAATAGCCCAGACCCGAGCGCTAACGGCATCAGCCCTGCGCTGGTCGTGGACTGACCTAGCAAGATCAATACGCCACCGACTATCGCAATGATCCCGGCAACTGACGCGATCGTCAGAAGTAAGCGCGCCGACCTGTACTGCGGGCGGCGCGGGCCACGACCATCACTCGCAGGCATAGAAGAACTCGTATTGCGGGTGCAGGATCTTCGATCCGTCGGTGACCTTGCAGCCTTGGCGACGCGCGTCGAGGAAAGCTTGAGATGCCAGCCGGTATTCGCCCTGGGGGCCAAGCGGGCTTCCGGAGATGCCGAGAGTGCCGCCTTGGATAGCGCCAGCAGCAGCGGCATTTCCGAGCGTCGGGGTGATCATCAGGCGGTTCTCGTCCGGCTTATCAAAGATCCGGTATGTGGTGCCTCCTGAGGCGAATTGCTGCACGTCGACACCCGAGTAATGCTCCATCGCATAGTTGATTCCACCGCACCCTGCGAGCGCAGCCACCATGGCCAATGTAATAAGTTTCAAAATCGTTTCCTCCGCGTCAGTTTCTCTTTCGGGAGCAAGGCCCCGTTGATCACGATATCATGAGGTGAACCTAACGGTAGACATATCGGCGAACAGCCGCCTATGTTCACTAAGTGTTCTTCCGGAGGGGGTGTGGATGGGTCGGCTTATGTTCTTGGTTGCGAGATTGGGAGTTCGTCTCGGGCTCGACCTCAGCCTTCTTTTTGATCCCATTCACTGGTTGCGACTTCGAGCGCAGCAAAAATCTGCTGCTGCACGTCGCCGGGCAGCTGAGCGAAATCGCCGTTCATGAGAAAGTTGAAGTCGATTCTGTGGGCGCGGTACAGATACTTCATCACCTCGCGATTGGGATATGTGGCCCCTGACATGGCATTGCTGAGAACAGTTTTTGACACGCCCGATGCTCTGGCTAGGTCCTGTTGCTGAGCAAGGCCACTGGCGAGAAAGGCTGCGCGCAAACGAATGGCAGTGGCCGCGAGGCCCATGTCATTCACCCGCGCCAGCTGAGTCTTACGATCTAGGTTCATGTGGCGATTATCTGCATTGTCCAGAATAATTGAACGCCCCACGATCTGAACCTTTACGGTTCAGATTATCTGGACTATGGTCCTCCCTATGGATCAGCACACCCCACCCACAGTATCGGCCATCTGCGAAGTCGTCGGGCGCCAGGCTATCGCTTCGGCGGTCGGCGTCGGCCTGACCGCTGTCAGCAATGCCGCGAGCGAAAACCGTTTCCCGGCAAGGTGGTTCTATGCGGTCCGCGCTCTTTGCGCGGAGTCCGGGATCCAGTGCCCGGAGCGCCTCTTCAGCTTTGCAGGCATCGATAACTCCAGCGCGGGCGCTGCCTAACACAGGCCGCGCCCTTTTCTGTTTGTCCATTCCCGGCCCGCACCGGGCGCAGGTGAAACTGATGCCACACCAAACACTCCACTTTTTACACCATCAGCCACACCCAGGCTCTGATCGCACGGGTTCGGCGGCCGGAAAAGGAAACGCGGTTTCCGGAGGAAAATCAGATGTCTGAAAAAGCGATGATCCAAGCCTTCATGGCCAGCCTGATCGACAAGGTCGGGGGCTTCGACGCTGCCGCCGCCGTCATCGGCGCGCGCCTCGGCCACGATATTTCGAAGGGAAGCATCTCGAAGCGTCAGTCCGGACAGCTGGGCTGGCCGCTGCTCGAGATCATGGCACTCGAGGATGCCGCAGGCGACCGGTGCGTTCGGCGCTGGCTGCGACGCTGCGATCCCGAGGCGGAAGCGAACGACGAGCTGATGTCGCTGCTTGCCATCGCCAGCAAGGAAAGCGGCGAGGCCTTCACCGCCCTTCTGAAATTCGCCGCTGGCACGGGATCGCTGGCCGAGGCCCGCAAGGAAGTCGAAGACGCAATCTCCGTCAAGCGGCGCATTGCCGGTCTGCTTGCGTCCGGAGATCAGGAATGACCCCCGAGAAAGAGCGCCGCCGCGATCGGCTGGAGCTTGGCGCCGTCCGGCTGCGCGCCGCAAAGGTCCCGTTCGACAAGATCGCGAGCCAGCTGGGCATCAGCCGCAGCCGGGTCAACCAGATCACCAGCACCGTCAAGAACGCGGACATCGCCGAAAGCGGCGAGCCGCGCGAGCGGGTCATTCAGTCGTATTGGGGAGAGTGACGCATGGAGCACTTCCGGCGCATTGACGTCTCGGGCCTGCCGCCTGCCGAGATGACCGTCCAGCCGCCCCCTCGCCTGCTGTGGGTCGAGATATCCAGCCTTGTCATCGACGATCGGTACCAACGGCCTCTTGGTCCTGCCAACTGGTCCGCGATCAAGCGCATGGCTGCCGAATTCCGCTGGTCGCGGTTCTCACCCGTTGTCGTCGCCGAGGCCGATGGCGGGCGCTATGCTCTGATCGACGGTCAGCACCGCGCCCACGCTGCCGCCCTATGCGGCCTCGATCGCATCCCGGCGATGGTGACTATCGTTCCCGAGCGCGAGCAGGCCGCCGCCTTCATCGACATCAACACCCGCCAGATCGCCGTCCGGTCGCAGAACGTCTATCGGGCTGCGCTCGAGGCTGGCGAGGAATGGGCGCTTCGATGCCGCCGCGCGGTCGAGGCTGCGGGCTGCCGGATGATGACGTCGAACGCCTCGAGCTGCAATCGCAAGCCCGGGCAGGTCTTCACGATCGACCTGATCCGAACGCTGACGATCGGCAGCGGCGCGCAGCATGTCACCCACGCGCTGGCCGCCTTGCTGGAGTTCGACCCAAAGTCAGCCGCCAACTTTTCCGCCGACATGCTGAGGCCCTTCTTGGCTGCCGCCGTCGCGACCAAGGCCGCGCCTGACGAGCTGTCCGCCGTGCTGCGCGCTCGGCGCCCGTGGATCGTCATCGAGGACGCGGACCGCCGCGCGAAGGTCGATCGCCAACCCCGCGCAGCGGCGCGACGCGAGGCGTTCGTCGACCTGATGAAAGCCGCCCGGAGGGCCGTGTCATGAGCGACGAATGGGGCCCGTGGATCGAGCATGACGGCGAAAGCGTCCCTAATCTGGGCCGCGCCTACCTAGACGCTTGGGTGTGGTGCATTTGGGAACGGGCTGAAAGGCGCGCGCCGGAAATTCCTCCGGAAAGAGTGCAGTTTTGGTCTGACGACATTGATGACGATTGCTGGATAATTGGCCCTAACGACTGCTCGCTGATTGTCCGCTACCGTATCCGCCGACCCCGCGCCCTGCTGCAGCTGATCGAGATGGTCGAGAGCCTGCCTGACCGCCAGCCGGTCCGGGAGGATGCATGAGGGTCACCGATCACTTCCGCCTGCGCTGCAGCGAGCGCCTGGGCGCCCTCGTGGACCCTGATGCCCTCGCGGGCCTGATCGTCACCGCCCTGCAGGAAGGCGCCGACGACGTCGTGCGCTTCGCCTGCAAGACGGCGCAGGGCCGCCGGGTCTATCGCTGCAAGGTCGAGGGCAAGGGCGACGTCTACGTTCTGCTCGAGCGCGGCAACATCGCCCTCGTGACCGTTTTCGTGCCCGGCCAGATCGTGAACCGGCCCGGCAAGCGCAAATGCAAGATCCTGCGCGGGGTGATCCAGTGACCACCCCGCGCGAGCCCTATGCCACCACCGAAGCCCTCAAGGCCCGCGTCCGCGCCTGCACCACGACATCACACGTCGATGCAGCAGCGCGCGCCATGGCCGCCGAGGCCAAGGCCCATGAAGCCAGCGACCCCGGCGGCATCGCCCAGCTGCGGAACCTGATCACCTATCAGCGCACGGCCATCACCCGCGGGTGGCTGCGCCAAGAACAAGACGAGGCACCGCAATGAGCCATGAAGGCACCGGCTGGGCCATCCGCCAGCGCGGATTGAAGCCCACCACAAGGATCGTGCTGTGGCATCTGGCCGATCGGCACAACCCGGATTTCGGATGCTTCCCGAGTCAGGAACGTCTCGCCGACGACGCTGAAATCTCGCGCTCGACCCTCAACGAACACCTCGGTATCCTCGAAGAGCGCGGCCTGATCCGGCGTGAAGCGCGCCAAAATGACCGCACCAAGCGCCAGATGTCGACACGCTACATCTTGGCCTTCGAGCCGGACTTCACGCAAGATGATGCAAAGCCGTGTCCGGAAATCGGACACGGAACGGAAAAGGAACATCAGGCCGAACCGTGTCCGGAAATCGGACATGGAGCCGTGTCCGGAAAAACCCCCGAGCCGTGTCCGGAAAATGGCGAAAGCCGTGTCCGGATTCCGGACACTAACCTTGTAAGAGAACCTTTAAGAGAACCCCTAAGGCGCGCAGAGGCGCGCGAGGGTGTGTGCTCGGATCGATTTGATGATTTCTGGGCGGCATACCCAAACCCGATCGAGGAAACCGCAGCCCGCCGGGCATGGGCTAAGCTGCCGGAAGGCGCTGACCTCGATCTGATCATCAGCCGGGCTGCCGCCTATGCCGACGACGACCGGGTGAAGCGCGGCTTCGCCAAGGCCCCGGCCAACTGGCTGCGTGACCGGTGCTGGGAAGGGCAAGCCCCATCCCCCGCCGCCACCGGTGCGCCTGCCGACCTGGACGCGCTGGCCGGGCTGTGGGCGCCCAAGATCATCGAGGGCCGGTTCGTGCCGCCCTCAGCCATCAGCGTGCCCTTGGCCCGGCACATGCGCACCAAGGGGCTGGTGACCGAGCAGCAGCTCCGCCGCGTGGGGGTATCGTTCTGATGACCGCAGCCCCAGCGCCCCTCGAGGCGACCTTCGCCAACATCACCGTCCGCCTGCTGGATCACGAGCACGTCCAGGTGACCCGCAGGGGCTCGCCCGGTCGCGGTCCGAGCCGGATCGCCAGTTACTGGATGCTCGACCAGATCGAGGCCGCCGCCCTGAACGCCGAGGCGCGCCGTGATCCGGAGGCCAAGGCCGAAGCCAGCGCCCTGCGCTGGGCTATCGCGAGGATCACCGAATGAAGGCCGTTTCCGCAAAGCCCCTGTTTCGCGCCATCAGCGGTCAGGCGAACCGCGCTCAGATCACGACAGTGCCGCTGCTGTCGGATGCGCCCCTTTCGCCGCGCCCCCAGCGCGAGGCCGTGCGTCGTGCCGAAGATTTCTATCCGACAGCGCAGCCCGAGGCGATCCGCGCGCTGTTCGCTGCCGACGGCGCCCGCATCCGCCAGTCCGAGACGGTCTGGGAGCCTGCATGCGGCGATGGCGCCCTCGTCCGCGAGATCCGGGCAATGGGGATGCCATGCCGTGCGTCTGATCTGATCGACCGTGGGTGTCCGGATAGCTGGACTGCTGATTTCTACAGCTGCGAGACGAGCAAAGGTGGCGCGATCATCACCAACCCGCCGTTCAGCGAGATCAACGCTCGGGACGGGCACGGGCGATGGTTGCGCCACACGCTCGCAATGCCGGGCTGGGACTATCTCGCGTTGCTGCTGTCTTGGGATTGGCCAGCGGCCCGGGCAAACGGCCTCGGGGCCCTTCTAGATGAAAGCCCTTTCAGCTGGTCTTACCTGATGCGGTGGAAGCTTGATTTTACCGGAGAGGGAAGCCCTCCCCAGCGCAACGCCTGGTTCGTTTGGGATCGTCGCGATCCCCGCGGAAACGGCAAAGGCGATCCGGGCTTTCGCTGGCTGGACCGCATCGACGGACGTCAAGGGATGCTCCTATGATCATCGGGCGCATCACCCTGCCGTGGACGAAGACCTCGCGTCTGTCGATGAACGCCCGGACGCATTGGCGCACCCGGCACCGGCTGGTCAAATACCAGAAGTTTGTCGCCGACACGCTGGGCCGCGAGGCTGGCTGGCACAAGCTGCAGCTGCCCGAAGAGGGCGACATCCGCGTGGTGCTGACCTGCTGCCCGCCCGCTGGGGTCCAGTATCCGGACGATGACAACCTGATCACGGCCCAGAAGGGCGCGCTGGACGCTCTGGCTGCCGTGCTGCGGGTCAATGACCGGCGGTTCAAGGTCCAGGAGCCCGTGAGGGGCGATCGCTGCAAGGACGGCGCTGTGATCGTCGAGATGACGATTGCGGCCGAGACGAACGAGAACAAGGGACAGGACCAATGACGAATCTAGACGCAACGATCTGCCGCAGGCTTTGGGCATCGGTTGCGCTGCAGGCGCTGTCCTATCATCGCCGCAAGATACAGGCCGCTGCACGCGGTCAGGGCATCCTCTATTTCGGCAGCGACAAGGTCTATATCGGGACGCTGGAGCACGAGATCGCCTCTGCCACGGCCTATCTGGACAGCGATGACTTCGGCATTGTCTGCGAGCGCGCAGGGGCCGACCCGAAGCTTGCCGAGGCGATCGACTATCTGGTGAACGCCCGCGAGCGGATCAGCATGAAATCCGTCATGGAGGCCGCCGCATGATGCACCGCCCTGTGCCGCGAAAGATGCCTGTCCGCGAGATGCCGATTCAGCGCGCTCTCGAGTGGGCCTTCCGCGACGAGTGCGCGCGGCTGCAATTCGACGAGATGGGCGAGACATCGGGCGCCGCCCGCATGAACGTCGACAGCGTATGGCTGATGATGCAGCGCGGGCATGTCGGCTGTCAGGTGGACGGCGGCGGTTCCAGCGATCCTGCATGGGATGCCGAGATCATCGCCTCTGCCGTTGCCACCATCCCGGCAGAGCATGGAGGGCGCGAGATGGCCGTTCTGGTGGCCGAGCTGGCGCGGGCCGGCGGCGCGCCGGATTACATGAAGGACGCCTCGCTCGGCTATCACCCCGGCGACGTGACGCAGAACCGGTACGGCTGGACGGCGAAGACAGAGGACTCGGCGCGCCTCGGGTCGCGCGGCTGGCCAGCGTCCGAGCGCAAGGGCCGCAAGGGCCGGATCATGAAAGAGCCGGTCCTGTATTGCCCCGTCTACGTCTTCCCGACCGCCATGCAGATTTCGCGGGCCCGTCGCCAGTATCTGGCCTGGTATGGCGCCCTGCTGTGGCTGCGCGCCGAGCTCGTCGGCCTGGGCATCCTTTCCCGCGTGGTGCTGACCGGCGCCATGCCCCCCTTGCATCCTTGGAGAACAGAATGACCGCCCCCATCACGCCCCCGCCTGCCAGCCGCGCCGACGCCGATCTGCGGGTGGCTATGCTGCGCTGGTGCGATGACCGTCAGGCTGATGTCCTGGGCTGCATCGACCTAAACGCTGCCGAGGAAGCCGCCGCAATGCTGTGGCTCGGCAATTTCCGCGCCGCCCTGTCCACCCCCGCGCCATCCCAAGGAGGGGCATGATGTCTGACGTTCAAAAGATGATCGCCGAGATCGCCGCGCAGTTCATGCTCGCAAAGATACAGGCTGGCAGCCCAATCGACGACTCCGCCTATTCCAGGCGCTGTGTCGCGCGGGCTAAGGAAATCGTCAATGGAGCGATGGGCATATGACCATGACAAAGGCAAAGCCGCTCTGTCAGAAATGCCACGGCGCGGGCGTTATCAGCCGCCCTTACATGACCGGCATGAAGGGCGGCGACCTGAGCACGATAACAGTTTGCGGCTGCGAGAAGCCTTCCGACATGATGGCAACTAAATGCAGTGCATCAGGCTCGGGCGGTTGACTAAATCTAGCCCCCTTGATATCTAGGGCGGGCAGAAATACGACCACAGACAAGCCCCGCCCGGTTCAGCCGCGCGGGGCTTTTGCATGGAGAGCCCAGCATGGACGTCGGAAAGATCACGTTCGAGGTCGACTCGTCCTATCTGGAGTCGCTCAAGGCAAACCTCGCAGCGTGCTGTGCCGAGGCTGAGCGATTGCTCGGGCTGATGGCCTCGCTGCAGGAAAGCGGTGCTATGGGCTTGGGGCCTGCGGGCCAGACCGAAGCCGTTGAAGATGATGGCAAGGTGACGTGGGAACTGTGGTCGAGCAACGGATCGTCCATCAAGCTCGATGAAGTCGTCATCAGCCGCGACGTCTATATGGAGCATTCGCCTGACAGCCCAGAGTGGCAGCGCGCGTCAGTAAGCGGGCCCACCCGCGTGTCGGCAGTGATCGACGGCACCCGTTAAGCTGATCCATAGGCATGCCACCATCACCGGGTAAGCACCGCCTGCCCCATCAGGCCCGGGTGTTCTCACCCAAGCACAAGCCGAAGATCCCAGAGGCGCGAGGCACGGCCCGCGAGCGCGGCTACAGCGCGCGGTGGGATCGGTTCAGCCTGACCCACCTGCAGAAGCACCCGCTCTGCGAATACTGCCTGGCTGATGGCCGGGTGACCGCCGCCGTTCTGGTCGACCACGACCTGCCCCATCGAGGTGACCCGGTTCTATTCTGGGACAACACGTTCACCAGCCTCTGCAAGATGCACCACGACGTCGATAAGCAGCGCGCCGAGGCCCGCCTCAGCGGCCCCGACCTGCTGGCGTGGGTCGCGCGGCGCAAGGCGGCAGCCTGACCCGCTGCGGCCCTGCCCTCGGCCCCTCGATGCCCCAGCCTGACCCCCTCCAGAGGCCGCCCGGCCCCGGGGGGAGGGTCGGAGTCTAGAAAGTCGGTTCAGCCGGACCGGCACGGGGAATTGAAGTTTTACTCGTGCAATTTGGAGAGGTTTTTCCGGGGGCGCAAAATGGCAGGACGCAAGCGCAAGCCGGACATCCTCAAGAAGCTGACGGGCACGGCGCAGCCGAGCCGCATGAACGCCGCCGCGCCTCCGCCGAATCAGGGTGAGGCAACGGCGCCGGACTGGCTGTCGGCCCGCGGCGCGGAACTGTTCGCGCAGATCAGCGGCACGTTGGTCGGCATGGGCATCGCCTCGCCTGACGATCAGCACACGCTGGCGCTGTTGTCGTCGCGGCTCGAGGAAGTCGAGATCCTGACCAGCGTGGTCGAGGACGCGGGCCGGACCTACAAGGCAGAGGGCGGGCTGTGGAAAGCGCGGCCTGAGGTCTCGATGCGGAACGAGGCCATGCGCCACGCGCAATCGCTGCTGGCCGAGTTTGGGTTGACGCCGGCGGCGCGATCGAAGGTCAGCGCGGGCAAGCCCGCCGAGGCCAACCCGTTCGGGGCGCTGGACAGCGCGGAATGAAGGCGAGCTATTCGGCGACGGCTGAGGCCTATGCTCAGGAGGTCGTGTCAGGCGCAATACCCGCCGGGAAGTACATCAAGCTGGCCTGCCAGCGTCACCTGGACGATCTGGCGTGGCAGTCTGACGCCGGATTTGCCTACCGATTCGACGGGAAAACGGGCGCCCGGGCCTGCAAGTTCATCGAATCCCTGCCTCACACCAAGGGCAAATGGGCCGCCAAGGGCGAGAGACTGAAGCTGGAGCCGTGGCAGGTCTTCCTGATCATGTGCGTCTTCGGCTGGATCAGGAAGAAAAGCGGCCTGCGGCGGTACCGCAAGGCCCTGCTGCTGGTCCCGAGGAAGAACGGCAAGTCCGCTCTGGCCGCCGGGATCGGGCTTTACATGCTCTGCGCGGACGGAGAGCACGGCGCGGAGGTCTATTCGGGCGCCACGACAGAGAAACAGGCGTGGGAAGTCTTCCGGCCGGCGAAGCTGATGGCGCAGAAGACGCCCGCCCTTCTGTCCTATTTCGGGCTCAGCGCGAACGCGAAGAACCTGCACATCCTCGGCAACGCCAGCCGCTTCGAGCCGGTGATCGGGACACCGGGCGACGGCGCATCGCCATCCTGCGCGATCGTCGACGAATACCACGAGCATCAGACCGATGCGCTGTACAGCACCATGGAAACCGGGATGGGCGCGCGCGAGCAGCCGCTCATGCTGGTCATCACCACCGCCGGCGACAACATTGCCGGGCCCTGCTACGCGATGCAACAGGAGGCGCAGGCCGCGCTTGAGGGCACGCGCAGCGACGACGACCTGTTCGCGCTGATCTACGGGATCGACGAGGGCGACGACTGGACCGACCCGGAGGTGGTGCGGAAGGCCAACCCGAATTTCGGGATCTCGGTCTTCGAGGAATTCCTGCTGGCGCAGCAGATGGCCGCCATGACCAGCCCGCGCAAGGCTGGCGCGTTCAAGACGAAGCACCTGAACGTATGGGTGCAGGCGAGGAACGCCTATTTCAACGTCCTGCGCTACCAGGACACCGGAGACGAGACGCTGACCCTCGACAGCTTCGAGGGGCAAGAGTGCATCATCGGCATCGACCTTGCTGAAAAGACGGACCTGACCGCCGTCGAGCTGCTGTTCCGGCATCGGGACGGCTATGCCCGGTTCGGCTTCTACTATCTGCCGGAAGAGACGGTCGACCGGCCAGAGAACGAGCACTTCCGCCGGTGGCGGGACCTCGGCCTTCTGATCCAAACCGACGGCGCCGTGACCGACGATCGCGAGATCCGCGACGACATTCTGGAGTTCTGCGCGCGCTTCAAGGTGCGCGAGGTGGCCTTCGACCCGCTGCACTCGCGCCAGATGGCGGTCGAGCTGATGGAACAGGGCGTTGCCTGCCTCGATTTTGCCAACCGCCCGACGCTCATGAACGAGCCGATGCGCAAGCTCGACGCGCTGGTGGCCAGCGGCAAGCTGTTCCATGGCGTGGCCAAGGGCGCCCAAGACCCGTTCGCCTGGATGCTGGGCAACGTCGTGAACAGGACGCGGACCGGCGACATCCACAGCCCCACGAAAGAGCGGGGCGAGAACAAGATCGACGGGCCGGTGGCCTGCATGATGGCACTCGGGCGCTGGCTCCTGGACGAGGTCACCGAAGAGGTGGTGTCGCCCTGGGATGACCCCGACTTTACACTGGTGGCTCAATGAGACTTTTCGGCAGAAAGCCTGACGCTGCCGAGGTGCGCGGCCCATCGGTCGAAAGCCCGGAGGTCCCCGTCAGCGCAGAGAACATGCTGTCGCTTTTCGGAATCGAAAAGGCGAACCTGCCGAACGTGACCATCAGCAGCGCGCTGACGGTTCCGGCGGTCCTATGCGCGGTGGCATTCCTGTCGCGCACGCTGGCCACCATCCCGCTGCATGCCTATCGGCGAACTGCTGAAGGTGCCGATCGGCTGACCGGCGCCACCGCACTGGCGATCCACGAGTTCCCGAACGACCTGATGGACAGCTTCAAGATGCGCCAGTACTTCTGGCAACAGGTCTTCACCGGCGGGCGCGGCCTAGCGTGGATCGAGCGCAAAGGCGACGAGATCGAGGCGATCTGGCCGATGGACCCGCGCAAGGTCACCGTGCGCCGCAACGGTTTCAGGGTCACCTATACCTTCGACGGCAAGCCCTATGATGCAAAGGACGTCATCGACGTCCCGTTCATGTTGAAGGAAGACCAGATCGGTCACGAGGGCCCGATCACCAAGGCCCGCAAGGCTATCCAACTTGCGCTGGCAATGGGCGACTATGGCGCCAACTTCTTCGCGGGTGGTGGTGTTCCGCCACTGGCGCTGACCGGGCCGATGCCCGCTGGCAGCGATGCAATGAAGCGCGCGCTGAACGACATCAAGCGCTCGATCGCAGCGGCAAAGGAGTCGGGCGGGTCAGCGTTTCCCATCCCGCCCGGGTACGAACTGAAGCCGGTCGGCTTCGACCCTGCCAAAGGGCAGATGACCGAGGCCCGCCTCTTCCAGATCCAGGAGGTCGCGCGGATCTGGCAGCTGCCGCCCGTCTTTCTGCAGGATCTCAGCAGCGGCACCTTTGCCAATGTCGAGCAGCAGGACCTCAGCCTGATCAAGCACCTGCTGAGCCAGTGGGCCAAGGCATTCGAGGGTGAGCTGAACCTGAAGCTGTTTGGCCGCAATTCCTCGTCGGTCGTCGGCAACCGCTATGTCGAGCACAACCTTTCCGGCCTGATGCGCGGCGACTTCAAGACGCGCCTCGAAGGACTGGCCCGCGCCATCCAGACCGGGCAGATCACGCCGAACGAGGCGCGCGAGCTGGAGAACCGCCCGCGGCACGAGAATCCAGACGCCAACGAGCTGCTCGTCCAGGGCGCCACTATCGTTCTGGGCCGCGCGCCAGCCGCCACGCCGGTGACGGCGGTGCCGGACCCGAACGCCGATACCGACCCGCCGACCGGCGACGACCCGCCTGCAGGAGAGACAGATGACCCAGAAGCCTGAGGCCGAAAAGCGGTCCACGATCGTCAAGGTCGAGCGCCGCGCCTCCGAGGACGGCAAGGTGACCGTTGCGGGCTATGCCGCCGTCTTCGGCGAGGTCACCAGCATCGCCGGATACTTCGACGAGGTCATCGCCCGCGGGGCGTTCACCACCACATTAGCCAGCAGCGACGTGCTGGCCTATTTCGACCACGACCGGGGCCGCATCCTCGGGCGCACCGCCAGCGGCACCCTGCGCCTGGCCGAAGACGAGAAAGGCCTGTCGGTTGAGATCGACCTGCCCGACACGTCCGACGGGCGCGACGTGCGCACGCTGATCGAGCGTGGCGACATCAGGGGAATGTCCTTCGGCTTCCGCGTCACAAAAGAGGAATGGGACGAAACCGGCGCCGTGCCGAAGCGGACTATCCTCGCGGTCGAGCTGCGCGAGGTCAGCATCGTGTCCGAGCCTGCCTATGACGGGACATCGATCGCGATGCGGTCCCTCGAAGAGGCGCGCAAAGAGCGCCGCGCCCACAATTTCACCGCCGCCGAGCGCCGGGTGTCCGCCCGCCGGGCGGCTGCCGAGGCCCGCTTTCGCGGCATCGTCTGAGATTACCCGGGCTTTTCCGGAGTCGGCAGCGCGCACCTGCCTTTCCCCGCCAGCAGGCGGGCCGCCGTGCGTGTACCTGAAAAGGAGGTCGACATGACCCTGAAAGAGCTGATTGAAAAGCGCGCCCGGCTGATGGCCGAGGCCCGCTCCGCGCTGGATGAAATCAAGGGCAACACCGACGAGGCCCGTGCGGCCGAGCTGGACACTCGCCACGACACGATCATGGCTGAATTCGACCGCGTCGAGACCCTGATCAAGCGTGAACAACGCTTGGCCGAGATTGAAAGCCGGGCGGCCGCCCAGGACGACGAGCAGCGCGGCCGCCAGCGCCCCCTGTCCGACGGCGAAGGCCGGGGCACCGATGATGGCGACGAACTGACCTATCGCCAGGCCTTTCATCGCTTCATCACCCGCGGCGGCGACATCACCGAACTGTCGACCGAAGAGCGCGCCGTCCTGCGCGCCGGAGCGCAGGCGTCCGCAGAGATGCGCGCGCAAAGCACCCTGACTCAGGCAGGCGGCGGCTATACCGTCCCGGTCGAGCTGGCGAACCAGATCATCATCTCGATGGCGGCCTGGGGGCCGATGTACGACGAGTCCGTCACCACCGCGATGAACACCTCGTCGGGCAATCGCATCCTGATCCCGACCGTGGACGACACCGGCATCAACGCCGAGAAGCACGTCGAGGGCGCGGATCTGGTTGACGATGGTGGCAAGGACGTCACCTTCGGGCAAAAGGCGCTGGACGCCTATGTCTACGATACCGAGTTCATCCGCTGGTCGATGGAGCTGGGGCAGGACTCGATCTTCAACTTCGAACAGCTGCTGGGAAGCCTGCTGGGTGAGCGCCTGGGCCGCACCGCGAACCGCGAACTGACGATCGGCGATGGTGTCGACGATCCGCACGGCGTCGTCACCGCGTCCTCGCTCGGCCGCACCGCCGCCTCGGCGACCGCGCTGACCTCCGACGAGATCATCGACCTGATCCACTCGGTCAACCCGGCATATCGCGGCGCGCCCAAGGTCGGGTTCATGTTCAATGACCTGACGCTCGCCTCGATCCGCAAGCTGAAGGATGGCGAGGGCCGGTACATCTGGTCTGGCGGCGACATCCAGAACGGCGTGCCCGGCACCCTGCTGGGCTATCGCTACCGCATCAACCAGGCCATGGCGCCCATTGCCACGGGCAACCGCACCATGATCTTCGGTGATTTCGGCAAGTATTTCGTCCGCAAGGTCGGCTCGCCCATCATCGGCGTGCTGCGCGAGCGCTTCTGGCCGAACCTCGGCATCGCCGGCCTGATCCGTTTCGACGGCGAGCTGGGCGACACCGCTGCCATCAAGCACCTGGTCCAGGCCTGATCAACCCGACAGGCGCGCCTCGAGCGCGCCTGTCCACCCCCTGAGGATTGAGCCATGAAAATTCGCATGCTGACCGGCCTCAGCGGCCCTCTTTTCAACCTGGTCGCGGGCGACCTGCACGAGACCGACGAGGCCGAGGCGGGCCGCCTGATCGCGGCAGGCTTTGCCGAGCCAGCAGACGAGACCGCGACCCGCGCCCCGGCTGTCGAAACCGGCACCCGCCCCGCGCCCGCCGAGGCCGCCGTCAAGAAGCCCGCGGGCACGACCCGCAAGCGGGGCTGATCCATGTGGTATCCGGTCTCGGACGAAATCACGCTCGAGGCTGTCGATCTGGAGGATGCGCGGTTTCAGCTGCGCCTCTCGGACGGCGAGGATGACTTCGACGCGAACGTCTTCATGCTGGTCAAATCGGCGCGGGCCCATGTCGAGGCCTATTGCAGCCGCGCCTTCGCCGCGCATTCCATGGTCTGGGCTTGCGACGGATTCGGCGATCTCTGCCGCCTGCCCATGGGCCCCGCATCGTCCATCGCGTCGATCGGATACACGGACCCCGATGCCGTGGCGCAGACCGTGCCCGGGACCGTGTACCAGTTCCGGGCCGACGGCCTCGAGCCTTCTATCGCACTGCGCCCGGGCCAGCGCTGGCCGAGCATCCAGCCCGGCACACGGATCACGGTGACAGGGACCTTCGGCGGCCAGTGCCCCGACGACGTCAAGCACGCCATGCTGCTGCTGATCGAGGAAGGTTTCGATCCGCTGGAGAACAAGACACTGCCGATCATGAGCCGCGTCGATGCGCTGCTGGCGAACCACCGGCGGGGCTGCTGGTAATGGCGCGCACGGTGCAGTCCCGCACCCTCGACCGCCGCATCACCATCCGCCGCGTCACCACCACGAACACCGGCCTCGGCACGACAGAGACCTGGGCGACCGTCGCCCGGCTCTTCGGCTCGCGGCACGACATTTCCGACGGCGAGCGCGCCACGGCGGGGGTCGAAGAGGCCACGCTGCGCAGCCGCTTTGTCATCCGCAACACGTCCTATGTGGCCAGCCTTAGCCCTGCCGACCGCCTGGTCGAGGGCGGGCGCGAGTTCCTTATCGTCGGGATCAAGGAAGTCGACGGGCGCGGCGGATATCTCGAGATCACCGCCGACACCAAGCTGGGAGCAGCACAATGACCCAAAGGGATGTGCGGCTAGTCGCCGTCGACACCGCCATGGGGGAGCGTCTTTTGCTCGCCGATACCGAGGGCCACGTCCTTGGTAATCAGACGCGGATGACGATCGAGCAGCAGGCCGATGATGCGGTCTACGTGACCATCACCTTCCAGCTGCTGTCCACCGGCGTCATGATCGCCGAAGAGGCCGTGGAAAGCTGATGGCGCGATCCGCCCGGATGCACATCGACGGCCTGGCGGACCTTGAGAAGGCGTTGGGCAACCTGACCAAAGCGGTCAGCAAGAACGTGCTGCGCAGTTCCATGCGCGAGGCCGCCGCGCCGATGGTGGACATGGCAAAGAGCCTTGTGCCCGTCGACGACGGCGAGCTTCGTGATTCAATCATCATCGGCGGCCTGCTGAACAAGAGCCAGAAGAGTAAGCATCGCAAGCTGACCAAGGATGAACGATCCTCGATCGAGCTTTTCGTCGGTCCCTCCTACAAGCTCGGCGCGGGCGGGCGGCATGGCCACCTGGTCGAGTTCGGCACATCGCCCCACCTGAACAGCGGCCAGTTCAAAGGGACGAAACACCCTGGCACCGCGCCCCAGCCCTTCATGCGCCCGACCTATGACCGCGAGGCGCAGCCGACTGTCGAGCGATTGAAGCCGATCCTGTGGCGGAAGATCGACCAGATCGCCAAGCGCGAGGCCCGTAAGCTTGAGCGGGGTGGCCGCTGATGGAAGAGGCACTGTTCGCGCTCCTTTCCGGCGCGGCGCCCGTGGCCGCGATCGCGGGCCCCCGTATCTTCTGGGGCATCGCCCCGCAGAGCACCGCGTATCCGCGCATCTCGCTCTTCATCATCTCCGGTGCCGACGCGCCGCACCTGCAGGGTACGGACGGCCTCTGGACCTATCGGGTGCAGGTCGACTGCTATGCTGCCGACCGGCCCACATCGCGGCGCCTCAGCCGCGCCATCATCACGCTGCTGAACGGCCATCGGGCCGGCGGCTTCCGAGGCATCTTCATCGACGGCGTCTCTCGCGAGGGCCGCGAAGAGACGGCCAACGACAAGCCTTACCGATTCACCCATGACTTCTTCATCCACTGGAGGGATATCTGATGCCCGATACCAATGCCGAACTCGGCTATAGCGCGACCTTCGGGATCGCGATCTCGCCCTCGACTACCCACGTTGTGGTTGCCGAGGTGGCCAGCATCACCCCGCCGGGGATGACGCGCGACACCGTCGAGGCGACCCACCTGAATTCGCCCGATGCGTTCAAGGAATTCATCGCCGGCCTGAAAGAGGGCGGCGAGGCTTCGATCACGGTCAACTATGTGCCGGCAGCCAGCGACACTCTGGTCACGGCCTTTGACGCCGGACGCATCAGCGCGCAGATCACCTTCCCGGCGATCGGCACGGCGCCCGAGGTCACGCTGACCTTCACCGCGATCGTGACCGCGTGGGAGCCCGGTGATCTGGTTCCCGATGACAAGATGTCGGCGACGTTCACCTGCAAGTGCTCTGGCCGTCCGGTCTTCGCGGTCTCGGGGGCCTGATCGTGGCGAACGGGTTCAAAGGGCAGGTCTCTGTCGAATACGAGGGCTCGAAGTACCTTCTGACCCTCGACTTCAACGCGCTGGCCGATTTCGAGGGCGAGACGGGCGAAGACCCCCTCGCCGTCCTCGGCCAGTACGAAAAGTCCGGCCAGATCACGATGGTCAATCTGCGCGCGCTGTTCTGGGCCTGCCTCAACCAGGAACACCCGACGCTGACCGTCAAGGATGCCGGGCGGATCATGAGCGCCAACCCCGAGGCGCTAATGAAGGCCCTTGCGGCCATCCAGCCCGAGGCGGACCCCGAGGCCGCCCGCGGGGCCGCTGAGGGAAAGCCGAAGGCTCGCGGGAAGGCTCGGGCAGGCTGACGCTTTCGAGCCTGCTGCAGGACTATGCGGCAGCGGGCTTCGAGCCTTCCACCTTCTGGAAGCTGACCTTCCGGACCTATGACCTCGTGATGCGCGGCGCCGCGCAGCGCATCAAGCGCGACATCGAAATGCGCAACCGCCAGGCGTGGAACACCGCCCGCCTGACGGGCGCCGCGATGGTCGGCAAGCTTCCGGACTATGAGAAGTGCTTCGGCAGGGGCAACGTCAAGCACGGCAAGCCCCAGCCGCCCGCCGTCCTGGCCGCAATGGGTCGGGCCCTCGCCGCCGTGTGGGGCGCCAAGATGCCAGACCAGACCGAAGGAAAATAAGCATGTCCGCATCGGTCATCGGCGCGCTGCGCGTCAATCTCGGCCTCGACAGCGCCCAGTTCAACAAGGGGCTGGGCGCCTCTCAAAGCCGGATGTCGAAATTCGCGGCGCGCGCCGGGACGGTTGCGTTCGGGCTGGCGGCGACCATGAAGACGGCTTTTGTCTCCATGGGCCTCTCCGCGATAAATGCCGGCTCAGAGATCCAGCGGCTGGCGCAGCTGACCAACACCGCCCCGGCGCAGTTTCAGGGCTGGGCCGCCGGTGCCAGTTCCGTCGGGATCGAGCAGGAGAAGCTGGCCGACATCCTGAAGGACACGAACGACCGCATCGGTGACTTTGTCCAGACCGGCGGCGGCCCGATGGCGGACTTCTTCGAAAAGATCGCGCCGAAGGTGGGGGTCACCGCCGCCTCGTTCCGTGATCTGTCCGGCGCCGATGCGCTGCAGCTCTATGTCAGCAGCCTCGAAAAGGCGAACGTCAACCAGCAGGATTTCACCTTCTACATGGAGGCCATGGCCTCCGACAGCACCCTGCTGCTGCCCCTGCTGAAGAATGGCGGCGTGGCGATGTCGGAATATGCCGACCGCGCGCAGCGCATGGGCGCCATCATGAGTGGCCCGATGCTTTCTTCCCTGAAGGAGGGCAAGACGGCGCTCGCCGACATGCGCATGGCGATCGACGGCATGCGCAACACGATCGGGACGCTCGCCGTCCCGGCCATCAAGGCGCTGGCGGCGGCGATCGGGGCGGCGGCGATCTTCTTTCACACCCACGCCGACACCATCGCGACCGTGATGCGCACGCTGGCCGGTGTCGCCCTCGTGCTGGCCGCCACCTTTGCGACCCGTTATGCCGTCGCCCTCGGCGTCACGGCTGTCCGCGCGATGATGTCGGCCGCCACGCAGTCGATCGCGCTGGAGATGGCCCTCGGCGCGCAGAGCCGCGCGGCGGCGGCGGCCAGCGTGGCCACCAAGGCACTGTCGGGCGCCATCGGGATGCTGCGCCGCGCGATGATCTCAACCGGCATCGGCGCACTGGTGGTGGCCGCTGGCTATCTGGTCGGGAAGTTCGTCGAGCTGATCCAGAAAACCGGTGGCTTCGGCAGCGCGCTGCAGGCCCTCGGCACCCTTGCCGGGCTGGTTTGGGATGGCATCGGCGAGTCTGCCAAGGCGATCCCGCCCGCCCTTAATGGGGTCTGGACGCTGGTCAAGGCCGACTTCCTGCTCCTGCTGTCGAGCCTGTCCGACCTATGGGTCGGCTTTCTCGACTCCATCCTCGCTGATTTCGGTAAGATCGAGATGCTTGGCTGGGGCGAGGGCGACAACAAGGTCATGTGGTCGATCGACAACCCGGCAGCGGACGGCTTGCGCGATGCCCGCGACAGCGCGGAGGCATTCTCCGCCGACCTGCAGGAGCGCGGCGCCGAGACAGCGGCGGCAATGGGCGAATCCTTCAGCCACGCCGGGACCATCGTCAAGGATGCCTTCGCCCCTGTGGCGGCAGCCTGGGCGGCGCTTCAAGGTGAGGTCGAAGAGGGCGTCGACGTGCCGCCCGATGCGGGCACGGGCCTCGATAATCTCGGCGATGCGGCCGAGGGCGCCGGCGGCAAGGCCAAGGAAGCGACCGAGCAGCTGACCGAGCTGCAGCGCGTCATGAAGGAACTGCGCGCCGAAGACGCTAAGATGCGCGCCACCATGAACATGACCGAAGTCGCCGCCAAGGTCTGGGAAAACCAGCGGGCTGCCGGTGTCAGCGCTGGAAGTGTCACGGGGCAGGAGATCGAAGCCCTGACCCGCCAGATCGATAGCATGGAGCAGCTGAAGTCCGCGACCGAAGACTGGCGCGACACCCTGAGCAGCTCGTTCTCTCAACTGGTCCAGGGAGCACAGTCCCTGGGCGATGCTCTGACGTCTCTGATATCGAAGTTTGCCGACATGCTGCTCACTCAAGGCTTCAACACTCTGTGGGACAGCAGCGGGATGGGCCAGATGTTCAGCGGCGCTATGGGCGCCGTTGGCATCGGCGCAAATGCCAACGGGACCCGCAGCTGGGAGGGTGGGCTGAGCAAGGTTCACGAGCGCGGCGGCGAGATCATGAACCTGCCTCGCGGGACGCAGGTCATCCCTCACGACCTGTCCAAGAGGATGGTGCGGGCGCAGTCCGAGCGGGAGACGGTCCATGTCACTGCCTCTTTCGATGCAGAGGCTCAGCCGATCATCAAAAGCGTTATTCACAGCGCGGCGCGGGGCGCTGCAAATCAAGCGGTTCAGGGCGCCAGCAGGGCGTCCGCTGACGCCCGCTATTCCCGGGATGGCCATTGATGGAGATACACTTCCCGGGGAATATCCGCATCAAGCGAATCCGAGCGCGCCTTGAGGGGCTTCGCCTGTCGCCATTTACAAACATCGACGGAGAGACCTTCGCCCGGCCTCAGATGAATGGATTCTGGCGCGTCGAGATGGATCTCATGTGCGCGGAGGAAGATGAATATCTGGCACTGTCTTCATTTCTGACGGCCATGCGCGGCGGCAACACCACTGTCCTTCCGATGACAACGCACTGGCTTCCCAACGGATCGAACGGCAGGCGCCTGAACGGATTCCAAGAGGCCCCGGAATTTACTGCGGAGCATGCGGGGTTCGCTTCGGACCCCTTCCCCGGGTTCACCCTGCGCGCGCCTTGTGCGCGACGGAACAGCTTTATCGACGTGAACACCCCCGAGCTTTCCCGCCTCCGGAGCGGGCACGACATCACGATCGGGGAACGTCTTTACAAGGTGGTGAATGCCGTCCAGCTGGACGAAAGCGCGACGGCTCAGCGGCTTTCGCTCATGCCTAACGTCCGGGACGATCGGGCCGCCGGGGCCTTGGTGATTGTCGATCAACTCCGCTTGCGCGCCCAAATGGAAAGCGCGGGCGACCTCGAGGCGTGGAACATCCCCTCTGGGGAAGTGACCGCCATCTTTATCGAAGCATTCTGATGAGCATCCACGACATCCCTGATGAGGATCTGCGCCGCGGCGATGTCGCCTGCACGATCATGTGCCAAATGGACTTTGCGACGAACCCGCAGCGGTGGTGGCTGGGCTATGGCGATCTGATGGCCGGCGGGGTGGAATACAAAGGCACCGGCGACGTCATCCAGATCAGCGCCCTGTCCATCACCTATGGCATGAGCGCAGGCATGGTCCGGTTCAGCGTCCCGAATGCCTCGCCGCAGATGGTGGCGCGCTGCGACGATCAAGCGGACGAGGTCAACAACCGCCCGTGTCGGATCTTCTATCAGCTTTTCTCGACGGTTGAGAGCGGTGGCTTGCATGCCGGGCGCCTGGTGGGCGATCCCATCGCCATCTTTACGGGCCGGATGCGCGACATGCGAAGCACATCGACGCGGGAGAGGCGAGAGATCGAGCTGGAAGCATATGGACGCCTGTCGCGGCAGGGCAGACCACCCCATGGCCGCTGGACCGATGCCGATCAGAGGGCGCGGTATCCCGGTGATACGGGGCTGGGCCTGCTTGCGGCCCTGAAGAACCGCGCTGTTGTCTGGGTGCCTGCAGGGTGATCCGGCCAGCAGTTGAAAGCGACATCCCCCGCATCATCGACATGGTGGAGCGGCTGACAGGGGCTGTGAGCGGCCCGCAGGCGGTATGCCGCATCTGGACCGGCCAGCGCCTCGCCTTTCTGATCCACAGCCCTGACGGCCTTGTCAGGTTGTCCCAAGGCGGGTTCATCGCGGCCTCTATGACGCGCACCATCATCAGCCCCGACTGGATCGCAAACGAAGAGGGATGGTGGGCCGAGGATCGCAGCTTCATCCCGCTCTTCGATTGCTTCGAGCGGTGGGCTGACGATCGCGCGGCGACCATCCGAAAAATGTCCTGCGCCACCGCAACGGTGCGGAGGTTCCTAGAGCGCCGGGGCTACCGGATGGCAGAAATGGCAATGGTGCGCTGATGGCGATTTTCTCAGCGGCCCTCTATGGCCTCGGATATGCAGTGGGCTTCCTCGGCGCGGCTGCCGGTCTTTCCACGGCGACCATCCTCTCTATTGCCGGTGCTGCGGGACAGATCGCGGTCGGCGCCGCGCTCAATGCTGTCGCCCGGGCGCTGGCGCCGAGCGTCAATGTTCCGCGCTCGGAAATTCAGGCCCTGATAAGCCAGACCGATGCCCCGCGTCGCATCTATGTCGGGCGCAACCTCGTCGGCGGCATCCGGGCCCTGTTCGATGTGAAGGGCGATGTCCTCTATCAGCTGGTTCTGGTCGCGCACGGCCAGGTCGATGCTTTTGAGGCCTTCTGGATCGACGGCGAGGCGCAGACGCTCGGCGCGGGTCCTGACTGGTGGGGGACTGCGCAGCCGGTTCAGTTCCCGACCGGGACGGACAAATTTGGCTTCGTGAACGTCACCACCAGAGACGGTTCGGGGCTCGGGGGTGACTACCCGGTGCTGCTGTCAGAGTTCAGCGAATGGACTTCGGCGCGGAGGGTGGAGGGACAGGCGACTTTCCTTGTCGGGTCCAAGGCGCCCAAGCCCGAGGACTTCGCCAAGATTTTCCCGAAGGGCTATAGCACGGACTATCAGTGGGTCATTCGTGGACAGGCGATTTACGATCCCCGCAGCGATGTGACCAGCTATAGCGCCAACGCGGCACTGGTTCAGATGCACTATCTGACCCATCCGGACGGGTTCAAGCTAGACCGTTCTGAGATGAACATGGAAAGCGTGACCGCCATGGCGCGGGTCTCCGATATCCCTGTTCCCCAAATGGCGGGGGGCAATGCGCCGAACCTGCAGCTCTGGGGTTACTGGACGCTCGATGAGGAACCGAACCAGGTCCTTGACCGGATGCACACCGCCAGCGGCATTCGCCCCTATGAGATGCAAGACGGTCGGATTGGGCTGATCGGCGGCCCTTTCGGCCAACCGGCGTGCACCCTTACGGCGAAGGACATCCGCGACATCCAGACCACCGAGGCGATTAGCGAGCGCAAGGGCTACAACGTCCTGCGGGTGTTCCACATGACGGCAGCGCAGAAATACGAGGTCATCGAGGTCGAAAGCTGGCGCGATGAAGCGCGCTTGGCGATCGAGGGTGAGATCCCTGAGGAATACAAGCTGGAGATGTGCCCGAACCGGTCGCAGGCCCGCCGCCTGGCCAAGCGCCAGATGCACGACGATAACCGGGCGAAGGTCACGATCATCACCAACCTCGTCGGCCTCAAGGCGCGCTGGCCGCGCTTCCATGGCCAGCGACACACGATCCTGCTGGACTATCGGCCCGAGGATGGATCTGGCCGCGTGATTGAGGGCGAATACGAGGTGCTGGACCATGAGTTCGACCCGGTCGAGCTCGAGTGCCGGATCGAACTGGGCCGCGTGAACCGGGCATCTGAGACTTGGACGGCAGTAGAAGAAGGCGAGACGACCGCCGATCTTCCCACGACCGAACGAAACCCGCCTCCGCCGATCGTGGCAGAGCTGACGCAGCGGGTCATTCAGGTCAGCGCGGGGGTCAAACAGCCCGTCCTGGAGATTTCAGCGCTGCCCGTCACCGGTCGCGAGGATCTCTCCATTCAGGCGCGGTATCGTGCGGTTGGCGAGACGGACTGGATCGACATGGGCGTCTCGGGACTTCGCGCGCAGGCCGGGGCCATCGAAGACGGCGAGCAATACCAGGCGCAGGTTCGCTGGCGCGGCGTGTTTGACGGTGTCGCAGCCTGGCAGGACCTCGGCCCTATTACGATCCAGATTGATGCTGTTCCGCCGGGGCAGCCTACCGAACTCGCCGCGTCAAACGAGCCCGACCACATCATGCTCAGCTGGCGCAACGCACCGACGGCCTTCTTCGAGGTCCGGATCTATCGCGGGACCAGCAGCAGCCTTGGCAGCGCCAGCCTGATCGACACCACGGGCGGGGCGATTGGTCAGGTCTCGCAATACGAGGACGACACTGCCGTTTCCGGGACCGCCTATTACTACTGGGTCCGCGCGGCCAACATCTCTGGCGTCGAAGGCCTGCCTGCTGGGCCAGCCACCATCACCCGAACCTGACAACGGCAAGACCGCCGATCAACAACGCCCTTGGGCGGCCCCTCAACGATGGAGGCAACCTTGCCATTTCTAGAAGATGTGAACCTCTTTCTGCGCGACCACATGGGCTATACCGGAGACGGTCAGGGCGGCAACGGCGCCTTGCCGGTGGGCGATCGGTCCACCAGTCGCAAGCCGATCAACACCCGGGATCTGCGCGCCCTCTTCGCTGCTTTCGCCGAGGAATACGAGGGAGCAGTCGATGATGCCATCGAGGCTGCCGTCGACGCGCAGGCCGCCGCTGATCTGGCCGCTGGTTACGCCGGATCTGCAACCGGCACGCCTCAGTTCGCCAGCCGCGCGACGGCAGAGGCCGCGACGATTCCGGCCTTTGCCAATTGGATCATTGTCGGCGGCCTGGTCTATCGCCGCTCGCCGGGCGCCACCGCCCTGACGACTGCGGGGGGTGTGACCTGGGCGCACGTCGATACCACGGAAGGCATCGACACCCGGCAGTTCGGCGCGAGCATGCTGAACGACGATAACAGCCCGGCAATCCAAGCTGCGATCGAAGTTGCGAAGGCGGCTTTCGGCGCATCAGGTGCTGCGATCATACTGCCCGCTGGCGGGTTTGTTATGTGCCGCAGCCAGATCGACGCATATCGCCCCAACAGCCCCCGCTCGGATCTTATCTTCAAGGGCGCGGGCCACCTGATCTGCCGCCTGACATGCGGGTTCTACGGCGCCGATCTGGCGTTGATCAGGTGCCGCGACCCCCTGGGGGTGACCCGCTCAAGCCCTATCTGGTTTGAGAACGTTCGGTTCCAGCACGAGAGCACGACCGGCGGCGTCAATCCGGTGTTCCTGGATATCGGGGGCTGGGGCAACAGTTCCATGTACGGCATCCTGTTCAGCAATTCGAACAACACCCAGCTGCGCGCCTCCAGCATCCAAAACCTGCGGATGACCCGCTGCGAGTTCTGGTATGGCGGCTATGCCTTCCCGAAGAAATCCACGTCAGGGATCACCTTCAGCCTGTCCGGAACCACCCTGACGGCCAGCGGGGCGATCTTCGACTCGCGCGACCGGTACATCACCATCTTCCACAGCCCCGACCGCCGCCGCTATCGCATCGCGGCCTATGTCAGTCCGACGGAGGTGACGCTGGAGGCGGCGGGTTACCGGATCACCAGCGGGACCGGCCTCAACGGTCTTTTCGATTGCCCACGCGTCAGCATGGTGGCCGGGTCGAACCTGGTGAACGGCATCGTCGGGGATGAGATTTTCGTGGCCGGTGATGTCGGCCGGACGATCCTGATCCCCCGTGCGCGTGAGGGGAACGTGGCGGGCGCCTTCCGCATCCTGCGCGCCCGGATTATAGAATATGTCGCGCCGCATGCCGTCCGCATTGGTGACGAACAGGGCAACCCCATCAACGCGGATCGGGACGTCACCCACGTCCGGGTCGGCTGCCCGGCTATCGACTTCTACCAGCCGCGCGGCGGCGGCAGCTATGGCTCTCTGCAATCGGACCTGACCGCGGATCACCTGCACATCGAGCACTTCGCCGGGGTCGGCATCTTCGCCGAGACCGCCGACAGCTGGCGGATTTCTGGCAAGATCCACGGCGACACGAACCCGAGCCGTCTGCGTTATTCGCTGAACACCATGTGGTTCAACAATATCGGCGGGGAATACGTCGGCGGCTTTGACAGCACGTCCGCCTCCGGCGAGGCGCTGGCCTACATCGCCGATCAGGCTAAAGCCTTCACCTACCGAAACCTCTGGGCGCGCAACGCGATCAATGAGCGGATCGTCCAGGCCGAGGATTTCCTGAGCCCGTCGGGCTACGTGATCATCGATGGCATCGACTGCCAGAATTATGCAGGCGATCCGCGCGACCTGATCAGCGAGACCAACGTCCCGTTCCGCGTCCTGCTTCTGGGCTTCGTGAACATGCAGGGCGATTCTCAGGCGGGAGAACTCCGCTTTGGTCACGGCAGCTATATCGACCACCGCCATCTCAAGGTTCAGCCGGGTCGAGTGTTGCTGGGACAGGCCGTTGACGCAGGATCTCTGCCGAATGGCTCGTTTGGCATCAACGTTGTCAGTGGCAATCTGGTCTTCCGCGACATGGCCGGCGTGCTGCGAACAATCAACACCACCGTCGTCTAACCGCACCCCTTCCCCTGCCCTCAACCCGGCCCCGCCGGGCCTTCACCCGTGGAGCACGCAATGGCGACCATTCCCTATAAGCCCGGCACGCCCGGGCCGCTGGCGCTCAGGCTGGTGGACGATTTCGGCATCCCGATCACCGCCGACCGCGCGCAGCTGCGCATCGGGACCGGCGATATCTGCCTGCCCCTCGATGCCGACGGGCCGGGGCCGGTCTTCGAGTTCGCGCTCAACGAGGTCGAGATCGCCCCGTCCTTCTATTCGGCTGAGGTCTATTTCGATCTCGACGACGGCGAAGGCTGGCAGTTGGCCAAGCGATTTTACCTGCACATCAAAAGGGGCTGCTGATGTCGTCATTCGATATCGACGTTGCCAACCGGGGCATTCCCGGCGCGACGACTTATGAGCGGGCACAGGCCCTGTTCGGGTTCACGGGCACCGAAGAGGAATACATGGCCTCCCTGCGCGGGGCCGATGCCGACACGACCGAGCTTCAGGCGGCGGTCACGTCGGCCTCTGGCAGTGCTGGCGCTGCGGCTGCTGACCGAGCTGCTATCGAGCCGCTGGCAGCACAGGTGGATGGGGACGCTCAGGCGGTCGAGACGTCACGCCAGCTGGTCGCGGCAGATCTGTCTTCGACGCAAAGCCTGGCGACTGCGGCTGGCACATCGGCTTCAGTGGCGGATCAGCGGGCGGGGGATGCTGAGACCGCGGCAGCCCAAGCGGGCGGCATCCTCACCCAAGCCACAACTGCCCGGGACGCGGCTTTCGTCAACGCCAACGTCTATGCAGATATCGCAACGGGCCGGGCGGCTGTCGCTGACCTCCAGCAGTTCCAAGTTGTGTCAGGCGACGAGATCATTCGCTATCGTCGGGACAGCGTCAGCACGCAGACGGAAATGGCGAGGTATCCAAGCGCCAGCGCGCTGAGCAAGTCGGTGGACGCGCTTTCTGAGCTGTCTTTCATGGCGCGCTCGGGTCAACCCATTGCGGGCGCCAACTTGGCGTCAGGAACTTACGTTCTCAACCAGCCTGCCTCCGCAGACGGGGAGGTATACCGGCTTGATATCTGGTCGTTGTCGGCGACAACCGTGTCGCTGCGCAGATTTACCCAAGCTAGCGGACAGATCGGTCCGTCGCTCGCAATCCCCCTCGCGGCGGGGTTCAACTCAATCAATATCGAACTCCCAATTGTCGCCGGTCAGTATCTTGGCATTTACACGCCCGGAAACTCCCTGTGCGCTACGGCAAGCACCACTGCGGACAATGTCGGTTATGTCCGCACACTGGCCGACACAACGGAGTTTCCGACATCAGGCGCCATCAATAGCAACCGCATTGAGGTTCGCTTTTATATCCGCAGGCGGATCGTCACAAAGGAGTCTTTCGAGCTTCTGGGCGCGGAAGTTCAGGCCTCTGTTGAAACCGTTGAAGCGGTTCGCGCGGCAATCGATGACTTCGCAGCACCCGTCTTGTCTGCCGTCGAAACTCGGGATGCCACCGCAGCCTATACCACCGGCAACTTTGGGGGGTGGGCAGGCGCCATGCTTCTTCCGGGTGTTTCGGACGGAACGGTTCTAACCGCCTTGGAATTGCAGGGCATCCGAGTTGCAGCCGGAGCCACTGTGCTAAGGCTCATGGTCTACTCGCGCCAGAACGGTGAAGTTGCTGCGCCCCCCGCGGGATGCGCTCTTGCTTTCACTCAGGACTATCAGGTTTCAGACCTTGAAATCACCGCAGGCGCCAGCGATTTCAAGAGCGCGACGTTCCGCTTTCCTGTGCCCTATATCAAAGGTTCCGGCAATCATCTTGCATGGCGCCTGGAAGCCCGCGATGCGGCAGACGCCAAGGTCAATATCGGCATGGGGTATCTTGTCGATGCCGCCGCGACCGCCAGTGAGCGTGGTTGGTATTACGCCAACCTGACTGCGCTCAATTATTCCGCACTGGCCGCCCCAAACAAGGTGGCCGGGGTTGTTTTCCGGGATCGTTATACGGTGCCTGGAGAAAAAGCCCTGCCGGTCGTCGCATCGGCAGAGGCCGACATCTCTGTCGCCGGAGGCAACATTGCCGTGACCGGATCCCTGTCCCGCGTCACGGGAGAGCAGGCCACGTTCAGCGGAACACTAACTCCCGTCCTTGCCGCAGCCGGGCAAGAGCGCATCGACCTTATCGTTCTTGATCGCGCCACGTCGGCCCTGTCCTTGGTTGCAGGTTCGCCCCGAACTGCCCAGCTGGATTCGCTGGAATGGCAAGGGCCTGTGCCATCAAATGCTCTGATGATCGGTCGTGCTCGCGTTGGCAGCGCGTCAATACAAGCCGTCTCAGTGGCCGATTGGCGGGGCGTGATACGGAAGGGTTCTGAGGCCGCGATGGCGGCGCATATTGAACGGAACCGATCTGTCCTGCGCAAGGTGGTCAGCAAGGCCGCGCGCGCGGGTGCTATCCGCTTGGGAGGCTACGGTGACAGCATAACCGCGCTCCAGTTCGGAGCGCCGGGCTTCGAAGCCAACGGCCAAGTCCGCGATAGGGCAACCGCTTCATATCTGACCCATTATCCTTCCGACACCAAAGCGGTTCTGCCGGTCTTTGACACAGGTGACGGCGCCGGGCAGGTTCACACGCGACTTGGCTGGAACTGGGACATCAAGATCGCTTTGGATGATATGGCGGGCGCCGATGTGGTGGCGTATTTTAACTATGGCATCGGCGGTACCAGCAGCCAGCCGACGGCAAACAACGGCCTGGACCCGGCCCGTATTGCCTTCCCCTTGGGCGATAACCTTGACCTGGTAGTTATCGCGTTCGGCATGAACGAACGCGGCCAGTCCTACACCTACGCCAATATCGTGGCGATGATCGGACAGTTCAAAGCCGCAGGCGTGGCCTGCGTCGTGATGGGGTGCCCGCGTCCTAACGCCAACCAGAGCCTTTCGGCGTGGCGGGTAACGAACAACGCCCTTGAGGCTGCAGCTATGGATGCTGGGGCTGCGTTCATTTCCACAGCAGCTATCGCAGATGACCAGACTATCGGGGGCATGGGAATTCCCGCTCAGGCATTGGCGTCGGCTAACACAATCAATAACGGTAACAATCACCCGGGCATCTATGAACTGCGCCGATACGGATTGGCCGCCGTGACCCAGCTGGGGTTGTGAGGCCTGACCGCCGCCTAATCAACCTACCGCCCGCCTCGGCGCGGGCCATCTGCTGCCGAGGTAATCATGCAGGCACCCGCATTTAGACGTAGGAGGGCACCGTAATGGACCCTCAAAGCGCCATCGATGACCTTGCCAGCGGCAGCATCGCGAAGGTCCTATCAACCGGCCTCGTCGCCCTGTTCCTCGTCTGCGTCGTGCTGTTCCGCCGCCTGAACCAGGTGCAGGACCAGCGGATCGAGGACATGCGCGAATACGGCGACCGTCTGCACAAGATGCAGGAGCAGGCCAACCTTGCCCTCGGGGCGCTGGTCGAGCCTGTCCGGGAAGCCGTGCGCGAGATGAGGGGGCGGCGATGATGCGCCTGATCCGACTGCTATGCGGCAAGAGCCGCCGATCTGCCCAGGTCGATGAGATGAAGCGGCGCCAGACAGCCGACTTCGACAATGGCCAGCGACAGGTCGTGGAAAAGCGGGTGGCGTTGGAGCGCCTCGTTGATCAGCTACAGAAGGACGCCACAGCATGGCACTGACTATCGGGATGATCGCGGCCATCAACGCGTTCGGCTATTTCGCCGTGATCTGGGCCTTCCGTGCCAGCTTCCGAGAGCTGCGGTCGGCAACCTGGTGGTTCGCCACCGGCTTCATGATCCTCGCCGGGGCCATCATCGCCCGCGGGCTATACTGGGACGTCTTCGTGCCCCTGCTGCGCCTCTGGGCGCCCGAGGCGGCTGCTTGGCTCTCTGAGCATGTCGGGCGCTACATGAACATCGTCTTCGGGCTGATGAAGATGTCGGCGTTCTACTGCGCGCTGCGCTGCCGTCAGATGCTGATCCCGGAGCATGAGCGGCACCACTGGCCGCTTTGGAAGGCATGGCTGCATCCGAGCGCGATCCGGCTGCTACCGTGGCGGTGATCTAGCGGCGGCTAAGCGGCAGTCACCAAGGCCACTCGTGACCTGAAACGGCGCCGCTTAGCCTGCGCCGAGCATAGCAGATGGCTCGGGTCTAGCCTCGAACAATCGATCGCTTATCGCCCCGCCATCGTGCGGGGCTTTTGCATTGGAGATACCCGTGACCGCAGAAAAGAAAGCCGTCATGAACGCCGTTCGTGCCCGTCAGGCGCGCTGCGCCGCACTGGGCTTCAACCCCGGCCCGATCGATGGGGCGGACGGCCCCCGCACCCAAGCGGCCTTCGCCGCCGCCACGGCGGCACAGCGGGCCAAGGGCCTGCCCTTCGAGCATCCGACCCGCCTGACACGCATCCACTGGCACTGGACCGCCGGGGGCTATGTCCCCAACTCGACGGACCTGCGCGCGTATCATGGCTTGATCCCGGGCGAGGGCCGCCCGCGTTGGCCTGTGGACCCCACTGCTTCGCGCAGCCACACCCTGAACGCCAACGGCGGCGCGATCGGCATCTCTATCTGCGCCATGACCGGCGCGCAGGAACGCCCGTTCGATCGGGGCCGCGCGCCGATCACCCCCTATCAGGTCTGCGAGCTCGTCCGCGAGACGGCCCGCATGTGCCGCGCCTATGACATTCCCGTCTCGCGCTGGTCGACACTGTCGCACGCCGAGATCCAGCCGACCCTTGGCGTCGTCCAGCGGTGGAAGTGGGACATCACCTGGCTGCCAGGCATGGAAGGCCCCGGCGATCCGATCACGGTCGGGGACCGCCTGCGCGACATGGTGCGCGCCGAACTGCTCAACCTCTGAACCTCAGGAGATACCGATGAACCGCACCACCCCCGCCCTGGCGGCTGTCGCCGCTGCGCTGATCATGGCGCCCGTCGCGGCCCTCGCCGCCAACAGCATGCCCGACCTGCTCGATCAGGGCATCTCGTGGCTGGCCGCCGCACTGGCCACCGCCGCCGCCTCGGCCATCGCCGCCACCGTGGCGAAGATCACCGGCGCCACACTCGACGCCAAGGCCCGCGCGACGATCGAGGTGGCGCTGCAGCGCGCCGCGCGGATCGGTCTGGAATGGCTTCTGGACGAGGCCTCGGATACGCCGTTGGGTCAGCGCCTCACGATCGCGGCGCAGACCATGTTGCCCTATGTCGACGAGGGCGCCGGGCACTCGCTGAAGCGCTTTGGCCTCGACGCAGCGCAGGCGGCCCGCCCGCACCTGCAGGACATGGCCCGGGCCGAGCTGATCAAGCAACTGGGCGAGGTCGCGCCGGACAAGCTGGCCGCCGCCCTGACCAGCGCCGTGACCGCATCGGCGCGCGTCAGCACCGCGCCCCGCCCGACCAAAAGCTGAGCGCAAAGCTCGTCGCGCCCCGTGCGCGGCGGGCGCCGTATTGCAACCGCGTTCCCTTTCCGTTCTTGTGACGGAAAGGGAATCACCATGCGAATCCACGAGCCCATCTTTCCAGAGGATCAGGCCCTCTTCATCATCTGGTGCGATCCGCCGCACGGCCCGCGCAGATCCATCGCCGCCGGCACCTTCGAGGCGGTCGACGCCGCATGGGCCGCGATACAGGGGCTGTACCCCCGCGACAGGCTGACATGGCAGCAAGGCGCCCGGGTCATGCGCGAGCGGCCCCCGCTGATGCCATAGGCATCCCCCGGTCCCGTTTCGGTGCGGATAAACCGTATCTCGCCCGTTCAGGATGGGCCGAAAGCAGGAACAAACGGGCGAGAGAGGGCGAACACCCCCGCCCGCACTGCCCTCCGAAGGCAGGGGCCAATCACCGATCGGACGCCGCGCCGCGCAGCTGCGTGACCGTCGCGGCCTTGCCGGTGACGTAATCCGACCAGGACTGCAGGACGGGCCGCCGGCGCTCCAGCAGGTCCGACCGGGCATAGCTGCGCTCAATCTGATTCCCGATCGCGTGGCCAAGCGACGTCTCTGCCACATCCCAGCTGATATCGTGATCCTGGCACCACGTCCGGAAGGTCGTGCGGAAGCCATGCGGCCGCCCGGCTTCGCGCAGGCCATTGAGCCTCTTGATCAGACCGGTCGATGTGGGCCGCTTGCCGGTATAGGTCGCGAACAGCATCCCCTCTGCATACTTGCTGGCCCGGCTGACCAGCGCCTGGGCAGCCGTCGAAAGCGGCACCCGGAAATCCTTGACCGATCCCTCGGACCCTTTCATCCGATCGGCGGGGACCGTCCAGACATCCCCCGCGATCTCGTCGCCCCGTGCCCCGGCGCAGGCCTCGGTTCGCATGGCCGTCAGGATCATGAACCGGAGACAGTCGGCGACCGCACCCTCGCCGAGCCGCGCATAGAGCGCCGGTATCTCCTGCCAAGGCGTCGACACGATCGGCGAGACCTGGTGCCTCACATCCCCCAAAATACGAAGAGCCGCGTCCGCCTCGAACGGATCGCAGTGATACCCCATCAGCTTGCCCTCGCGCAGGATCAACCGAATCCGTTGCTGGCACTTCGCCGCCGTCGGATGCTTCGTCCTCCAGATGGGGCGCAGGTTCTCCGCGATGTCGAAGCGGGTGATGTCGGAGACGCGCTTGCGCCCGATCACCGGGAAGACGTTCACCTTGAGCGGGCTGAGCCACCGGCCCCGCTCGCCCCCGCCCCGCAGGCTGTCCCGCTTCGCGATGAAGACGGTCTCGGTCAGTTCCTGGAACGTCGGGTCCGTCTTGTCCCGCGCTGCCACATCCGCGGCGCGCTGGGTGTTGCGGATGGTGATCGGGTCGCGCCCGGCGGCCAGCTCGGCCGCCCAGCTGTCCCGCACCTTCCGGGCCTCGGACAGCGTGACCGTCGGCCAGTTGCCCAAGCCCATCTCTCGGCGCTTGCCGAGGTGCGAATATCTGAAGACCCATTTCCCGACCGGCCCGGCTTTGATCAGCACGAGGCCGCCGCCGTCCTGCAGCTTCCCGTCAGGTGCTGCCTTGATCGCGACTGCGGTCAGCTTGCTCTTCAC